CCCATAGTTATAATATGTCAAAACCAAATCTCTGTTCTATCTGCTGCATTTCCCCTTCAACCGGAATGAATACCCGGCATACGAAGGCAACGGACCTGCTTACAAAGCCGAAGTCTGAACCGACCCCGTGCTGGTTCCCGTTGTCGATATGGATGGCAAGCCTGTTGCCATCCACGTACTCTGGCGTCCAGAGGTTGTCCGCCGGAACATTGCCGCTGTCACGGAACCATTCCACTTCAGTGGCACCGTCCGCCATCACATCATCCGTTATATCCGTAGTTCCGAAATATATACGTCCGGACATTATCGTATCCACACCGCCTATGACGAATGCCTCCCCACCTGAAAGGGAGAGCTGGAGCGAATACCTGCTGTCGCCCTCAAGGAGTCCCCATGACGGGGAGTTCCATTTCGGTTCGTCGGTTGTCTTGTCCTTCAGACAGCCCCACTTGCAGCCAAGGTGGTAGACCGTATGCTGTTCCAGCAGGGTATATTCACTGCCGGAAGGTTTCGACAGTTCGTGCTGTACAAACCGGTAAGGAGCGCCGCTCTGGGCCGTTTCCAGCGACCAGGCGCCCCGGTCTACCTTGTTGGGAATGACATCACCGTTATGGTCGAGTTGGTAGAATTTCTCGGCAATGACCGTCTGTGCCATGACGCCTGTCTCATTCTCGGAAATCGGCAGCTTTTCAAGTGCCTTGGTACGGGGAAATCTGCCGATACTGATTGAGTAGTTGTAGTCCTCCAATATCGGCTTATACACGTTGGACAAAAACATGATGCGCCCCTCACGCGAAGAAATCATCCACGACTGCGCCCGTTCGTTGGAGCCGCCTGCTTCAGGAAGCGTACTGTTACCCCTGCGGGTTACGTTGTAACCGGCCAACGGCGGATAGTTCGTGCCTCCAGGTACTTCGCTGTCCGGATAGAGCACGACCGTTATGCTGTTCTCCTGCGCATTGGTGGTAAGAATACGCATCCAGCTTGTATAATAGTCGGAACCGCCCGTAAGCAGTGTATTAATGATGGAAAAGCAGACATCATTCTCCTGGAACTTCATGAAGTCGAAGTCCGTGCGTTTCTCTATTTTCAGACGGTAGGTATTTTCTCCCAAATCCTCCACGGATTCTATCTTGCCAATCTCGGTAAAGGAGTAGTCAGACTCCATTCCTTGAATCTGATTGATAATAAGGTCAAGCACTGACAGTGAACCGCGGACTTCCAACCGTTCTACCTGTGCCCGGCCATCAGGGAATATCCCTGCACCCTTGCCGGCAATCATACTGTCTACGAATTCGCCGAACCTTACCGGGTCCATGAAGGTTTTCGTACCGTATGCCGTGTCCGGATATAACCGGGAAAAGAAGTCATACAGACAGCGGCGTGCCGAATACAGGTTGTTGTCCGTCGGAAGGGTACGGTCGCCGGTCCTGATTATATCGGGAAGGGACGATGCGACATCACGGATATAGTTCTGCACCCCGGTTATGCCGTCCCGTATCTGTTCGAGCGTTCCGGAACTCAGGGCGTCGCTTATCTCCAGGTCCATCTTCGAGGGCAGGTTCACATTCCGGGTAATCTTCGTGATACGGCTGTCACGGTAGCCGGTATCCGGAAAATACTTCCGGCTCTCCAGCCTTACACGCCGTCCGATGAACAGGTCCGCACCGTGCTCCTCAACCCATACATGGTCAGTCGGGGCCTTGTAGACGCCGATGTCCTGCCAGTGTTCCCGGTTGTACTTGTCTACGGCATCGCTGAACTCCTTTTCGGCCGACGGGTAATACTCGTCGGGCATGCGGATATTCCAGATTATATAACGGTCGCCCACCTTCGGGACAAGCGTGTCACCCGGAAGCTGCATGCCGTCATCATAAGGCCAGATGGTCACAATCTCGAACTCACGGGTGTCGCTGTCGAAATTGACATCGAAATAGTGTCCGTCATCCTTGCCGAGCCCTGCAAGCTCACCGTCCTGGAACGATACGCGCTTGACCGCTCCGGGAAGTTCATAACTGTTCGGGTCGAAATCCAGGGAAGCGTCACTGAAATAATATACCGTGTAGGGTTCACCGTCCTTGTCCTTCACCTCCTTGCTGCGCACGCCGCTTACCGTACCCACACGCCTGGGATAGATACCGCTGAAGGCATCGCGTTCGTAGCGGTCGAATATGCCGTACTCGTCAACGCCCACCTCGACAAACTTCTTCCCGCCCGGAAGCATCAGGCGGCTGCTGCCGTACTTTTCCGGGTCGATGTTGCGCGAGGAGCCTATCGGGAACAGGCGGGTGTAGAACCCAGCCGTGCTGCCCGTGACGCGTTCCAGGGAAACCAACCCACCGCCGTAACCCAGCGTGATGCTTTCCCCGTGCTCGCAGCGGCAGACATTCACCGTCTGTCCCTCGACCCACCATTCGGCCTTGCCGCCCACTTTTTCGGCAATCGCCTTCAGGGCCTCATTGCAGTACATCCCCTCGTAATCTATGACGATGAGTTCCGTTCCGTCAACCTGCCCGACCTTCCAGTCGGTGACATCCCCCATGCCGGCATTGACGGCACTGACCACCAGCGCCACATGCTCCCGCGGCGTGGCTGTCAGCGTGAACACCGGTTCGGCATCGCCGTCCGTCGTCTCCAGAACAAGGAAATGCCTGACGAGGCTCTCGATGCCGTACAGTTTCAGGTCATAGCGCCATTCGCCTTCACTCACCTGCTTCGGCGTGTAGCGTTCCGTCAGCCAGTAACGTTCGCCCATGAAGTCCGTGTAGTCGTTCACATCGACGGCTATATGGGCATGGTGCGTGAAAGAGAGGGACAGCACGTTGTCACCCTGCACCTCCTTCCGCTGGGTCGAGCTGTCGTCAGCGGCGATGTCCGCCCGCCTGTTTCCTTTCCTGTCATATATCGTAATCATGTTCGGTTATCGTTTAAATACCGTTTGAATGTCTTTTTAATCCGTCAGATGACCGGTACGGGTTCACGGAACTTCACCTTGAACTTGCCCGCATGCACTCCCTCCCTCCACAGATAGGTCAGCGGGGTAAACTTCGTGCAGTCCGCATATTTCAACCGCAGCTGCAGCCCCAACTGGGGGAGGCTGATGTCCAGCCAGCCGTCTTTCCCCTGTTTCAGGAAGTTCACAAAGGCGAAGTACTGTCTCATCCATCCCGCCTTTGTCCGGTTGAACAGGGCGAAATTCAGCGTCACGTCACGCGCCTCGTTCCTCGGGGTGAGCACGGCGCTGTATTTTTCCCCGTGCTCCTCCCGTATATCCACGGCCGTGTCCTTCTTGGCCTTGCTCGGGGTCAGGATGGCCGTCAGGTTCTCCATGCCGCCGCGCCGGTCTTCCACCAGGAATACACCGTATTCAGTCCAGATGTCCGTGCCGTTTACCAGCACCAGACCGCTCAATATATCTGCCATATCAGTTCACTTTTATGCCGTCACGTTTTATCGTACGTATATCTTCCTTTATCTCGCCCAGGCAGGCGGTACCCAGCCTGGTGTGCTCCTCTATTTTAGCCAGGTACCCTTCGGCCGCGCTCATCTTCTCCGCAACGTTCTCGATACCGCTGTCCATGCTTGCCCAATGCCGGAGACCGCCGGTGAACATGCCCTCCAGCTTCGTGCCCTGCTCCTGCGTAATGGCGGTGAAAGCGCCGGGCTTGCCCGTCTGCACCGTGCCTTCCTCCTGCACTTTGTCGTAGCCCGTGGCGGCGGCAAGTTTGTCACGGAGCTTCATGGCTTCTTCCACATACTGCATGTACTCATCCGTCAGCGCGTTCCGTTCCGCTTCGGTCAGATCGTTGTCCTCCATCGCCTTGCCGAACTTCTCCCACCAGCCCTTCAGCTTATCGTTGTACAGCTCGCCGATCTTATTGCTCAGCATCGCACGCATGAAGTATTCCGAAATTTCCTCAGCCGCATCCTTGGCACCGTACTTCATGTTCATCAGGTTGTCGATGAAGCTGCTGTACATACCGTCGAATGAAATACAGGTCAGCCCCTCATAAAGATTATCGGTCAGCTCCTCCAGCTTGCCGGCCTGGTCTATATAGTCATCCAGCTTCTCGGTCAGTCGCCCGCCGTAGCCGCCCTTGCCGGTGTTCTGGATTTGAGTCCACATGTCCACGTTGCTGCGTAGTGCCTTCATCTCCTCCGGGCTCAGGCTCCACAGGTTCCCGTCCCACTGGCGGCCTATCTGCCCGCTCAGTTTGTCAATCTGCGCCTGGCTGAATCCGCCCCAGTAGTAGTTCCAGGAATGGTGGCTGCCGTGGTAACCGGCCTGCGCCATAGCCATCTGCAGGTAGTTCGAGTTTGTCTCCTGCTGCATCCTGTATGCATCGCGGTAGGCCGCCACACTCTTCGCGCCCTGGCCCCGCCTGATTGAGTCGGTCAAATCCTCAATAGAGGTCTGCAGCATCTCATTCCGGTCGGTCAGCCGCTCCATGGTGGCCTGTACTTCCTTCGCGTTGCTGCCGTTCCAGTCGATGATGCCGCCCAGGCTGAACACCTGCTTCACCGCTCCGCTTACCGCCTTGATACCGCCGGTAATGATGCTCATCGGTTTTGTCAGGTCTATGCTTTCCAATCCGTCCAGCGTCTGCCCCAGACCCTCCAGGTATTCGCCCATCCATTCCGGGGGATCAATGCCGAACTGTCCCGCCAGTCCCAGCAAATCCTCGGCGACTCCCACGTATTCCTTCACCTGTCCCACGCTGCCGTGCAGAGCATCCGTGGCTTCGGCCAACGCTTTCTGTTTCGTGTTCCGGGCGGCATCCAGGGCCGCCTTGGCATTCTTCTGCTCGGCCTCAGTCCCTTCTTTCACCGCCTTGTTGTAGGCATCCTGCGCTTCCTTGACGGATATAGTCGCAGATTTCACCTGTGACATGGATGTCCTCAACGCTGTAAAAGGATTGCGTTCGTTCAGTTTTTTGTCGATCGAATCTATTGCACGGACCAGGTCTTTCAGGCTGTCCGGCTGCAGTTCCTTTTGCGTATCGATATATTCCTTCAGCCGGATTCTAAGGGACTGGAGACTTTCGGTGGACACCTTGTCGAGATCACCGAACACGGCTTCCCAGTCCAGCCCTTCCTTCAGTTCCTCCATATCGAGGTCGGCCATCTTTTTCTTCAATTCTTCCTGGAGTGTTTTCCGTTCGCCTTCTGTGGTGGCTGCAGCAATACGCTTTTCATACTCCTCAGTAATAGCCAGTTTCTTTTCCTCGTAGTTGCCATATTCCGACAGGTAGTCACGCATGGCCTGGCCTTCTTTTTCCTTTTCTTCCTCGAAGGTGGCCGTAATGGCAGTACTCCGGTTCTTGTCGTTCGAATCGCGGGCTGCAACAAGGGCATCCGTCTGTTCCAGGGTCAATCCGTTCCCGCCGGTGGATATGCCGGCTTCCTTGTTCTCACGCTTCCAGGCGGCTTCCTGCCGGTTTATCTCTTCTTTCCGGGCGTTATAGTCATATTCGATTTGTGCCAGTTTCTTTTCGGTGCCGGCCTGCATGCGGTCTATTTCCTCTTTCCGGTTCTCGGTCTGGAGTGCCGCAAGTTCCTGCGCCAATCTGCGCTCGGTGGCAAGCCGCTGTTTGGCTTCCGCTTCCGCATTCTTACCGGACTGTTCGGGGTCGGTATGTCCGCCGATATTCCCTTTCCCGGCTGCTTCTGCGGCTTTCTTTGCCTCTTCCTTGGCTTTTGTCAGGTAAGCTTCGCGTCTCGCCTCTGCCTCCTTGATTTTCGCTGCCTTGTTGGTCTCATTCTCCTTGTCCACTTCCGCATCCATTTCTTGTGGGGTAAGCCCGACATGATGGGCTCCCATTTTGGCCATAAAGCGAAAAAATCCGCCATGTGCGCCTTCCACTTCGTCCGGATTCTGGGCTTTGATTTTATTCACCTCTTCATCTGCTTCTGCAGCTTTGTTGACAAGGTTCTGGACATTGGCCTGATGAAGCAGCACCTGCACATAGTCCTCGCTTTTTTGGATAAGGGTGTCATACCACCCGGATAAGGTCTGATAATAACCGAAACTTTCCCCGTACTTGCGGTTCAGTTCCTCCACCTTGGCCTTTTCCTGTTCCTTGCTGCCGGTGAAATTCTTTATTTCGTCGATGACCGATTTAAGCTCGAAACGGGTACGCACCATCTGGGCGCGGCCGTCCTTTTCTATCTCGGTCATTTCTCTGAGTGATATGTTGAATTCGTCCACACCTTTCCTGGCACTGAACAAGTCTTTTGTCCACGCCACGATCTCGTCACCGTACATCACCAGCAGCATGATGCCGGTGGTGAACGCTGTCTGCCATGAAAAGAGGGAGGAAAGCACCTGCTTCCATACCGGTATCCCTTTTTTGCCGGACTTCTGCAGCTCGTCGTATTCTTTCCGGGCACGGGCCAGCTCATCGGTGAATATCGGCAGGTTGTTGCTGATGGCCATAAAGAACATCTGAGGTCCCATGGCCAGCGAGGGCATTTCACGGGCTATCTGCTGGATGCTGTTGTGCAGGCCGCCCAGCTGGCGTCGGGCGTCGGGCACATCCGCAGGCGTAACCTGTACGGATTCCGATTCCTCCTGCAGCTGCTTCAGCCTGGAACGCAACTCCTCAAGAGTCTTTTCCAGCGCGTTAATCTGTGTGATGTTCGCACGCTGGTCCAGGTTGGGGGCGGCTGTCTCACCGGCAAGGCGCAGCCTTTCCAGTTCAGCCTCCAGCAGTCTGACGGTATTACGCAGTTCCAGCGCCTCACGTTCGGCCTTGTCCATGCCGGGCGTGAGTTTGTCCTTCATTAAAAATTCAATTTCTACAGGTTTGCTCATTCCAGTCTGCTTTGAAAAAATCCTACAATATCATTCGCTTCATCTTCCGCGCTGGACTCCGGTCTGGAATCATGGTTTCCGCTGCCTTGCTTTTGACGCACATACCGGGGCGCGTCGCCCAGCATCATAATCAGCGTCTGGTAGTTCACACCGTCCAGGATGTAGTCCACACTCCAACCGGTCGCGGTCGCTATCTGCCACACGAAGCCGAAAGGGCTATGGGAACCCTCATAACGGGTTCTTAACTCCCCTTCCTTGTCCGGCTCAGTCTCGGCTTCATCGGGTTCGCCCGCGCTGCCGACCTGATAATACGCATAAAATCCTCCGTGCCCATCATCCGCTCAAATGTCCGGAACATGGCCGTCAGATAGCGCCACTCTACGAAGTTCCGCAGTACCCAGGCCGTCAGACCGATACCCGCATGCCACGACACGTAGCCCCGGCATACCGTATAGGCCAGCAGCCGGCTCACTGCCTGACCATGCTCCGCCACAAAGGCCAGTTCCTCCGCCTTGTCCTTCGGCTGCCAGTCGGGCTTGACACCCATCTTCAGGTATTCCCTGGCCAGCAATATCAGCCCCCGCAATCGCGGCCGCTTCATCGTCACACGCATCTCCACGGGACGTTTCAGCCAAGGCAGCTTCCACTTTTTAAGAGGAACGGACACGCCGCTGTCAAGCAGCGCGTCCGCACATTCCATTTCTATCAGTTGTTCCAATCGGTCGGCCATACCTTAATCCTTTCTGCTTTTGGCCTGTACAGACGCGGCTGCTTCCGCTGCCGGAAGCTTGTACTGTTTCCACTCATCCGGTATTGCTTCCGTATCGAACACACCGTAAGGCTGCGAACCGTCCGCCGGCATAGCCACCTCAAGCGTGCATTCTATCTTGGCCGTTTCCGTAAGCGTCAGTTTGCCGCCCAGGTTGGAAAGCAACGTACCGTTCGGTATCAGTACACTCTGTCCGGAAACCAGGCTGAGTTCCCACGGACCGTCCATCAGCACGGCCGATGTAGGAGCGGTCCAGCCCACAGGAGTTTTCTTTTCCGTATCCTCCTTCTTGTAATGAAGGGAGCCCCCAAGCAGTTTATGAAGATTCTCGTAGTTCAACTGGATGACATTGAACGTGGGGGCGATACCGCCGTTGCTCTGCGGAATAATCAGCACAGGAGTTCCCGGCACCTGTTCCGCGTTTATCTTGGTCGATTCAGGTTTAACCCCGCCCATATCAAACGAACCGGGTTCGATATAGCCCACCACAAAGTCCTTGTATTTCACGGCACCGATGCCGTACATGAAATTCTTGTTCATCATTTCTTCAGTTTGATAGTTAATAATACCCCGGCAAACAAACCGGCCAATACACCTATGATAAACACCCGTACCGGGTTCGGAGGGCGTTTTTCTTCCGTTTGAACGTCATTTAAAGTTCCGTTCCTGGTCTCGCTGCGGATGCGTGCCAGCTCTTCTTCATACCATAGCACCAGCTGCTGCAGACTGTCACACGAGGCTTCGGCCACGATGTTCCCGCTGCCGTCACTGCCTACGGTCAGATTCGCCTGCCCGCTCTTACCACGGTACACGGCACCTTCAGGAAGTTTACGGAGGCTGTCCGGCGGTATCGTCAGCTTCACCGCACTCGCCGGTATCCCCGCCATCACCAGTCCCGCCCGCCGACTTCCGCCCGCGCTGTCGGCGCTTGCCGCTTCCGTCTGTATCTTCTCCGCCATCGTGCTCTTCCTGCTGCTTGCGCAGCCCGCCAAGCACAGGGCAATCGTCATGATGGCGGCAACTGTTGGCCGTGTCAATAGCCTTCCTGAGCCGTGCCATCTCGCGTTTGTTCGCCTGCAGGTCCTTTCTTGTTGCATTCAGTTCTTCTTTTAACGGTTCGACAATATTCTCTATCAGGATGCGCGTGGCCTTGTCCACGTTGTCGATACGCACGGTCTCAGCCGTGGCGTTCGCCTTCCTGACAGTAGGCCTGATGGTTATCAGGGCCGTCAGGGCGGTGGCAAGACCGCCGCCCAGGACAAGGTTCAGCAGCTCGTTGAAATCCATAGCGCATCCAGGCCGGACAACCGGCTATTTGCCTGACGCCTTTCTGGCGAACAGGCCGATCAGCCACTGTATGAAACCCGTATCGGCAATGCCGTTGGCCACAAGGGAGGAACCCAGACCGTAAAGAAGGGCGATATACCACTCCACATCCGACACAAAGCCCGCATCAAGCCACCAAAGCAGCATCGCGGCGGCAATGCCGGTAAGCCAGCTCACAAGCTGCGTCCAGATGCCTGACATTTTTGGAAAAAGTTTCTTGATACCCTCCACAAGGAGGACAACGCCGCCGGCGAAACCGGCAAAAGTCGCAATCATCGCGTCATAGTCAGCCTCAGGGGTCACACCATCCTGGGCAAAAGCCACGGATACGAATCCGAGCATCAGTGCAAAAAATAATAGAAATCGTTTCATCTGTCTTTTGATTTATTGGTTTATACCTATTTCTTTCAGCCATTTCTGTACATCGAAGCTGGGGCAGGCTTTCGCCGCCAGTTCATTATGACCCACAATGCGAACATCCGGGAAACGGCGGTGGAAATCCTTCACATACTTCTCCAGCGCCTTCTTCTGACAAGCCGTGCGGGTGTCTTTCGGGGTCTTCCCGTCCCCGGACACTCCCCCGGCATATACGATATGACGGCTCAAACTGTTGTAACCTTTGGCTCCGTTGGTCACTTCCCAAGGGTCCACCTCGGCGTCCTCGTTGTTGTCCACAAGACGTTCCACACCCCCGTTCAGGTGGAACAGGTCGGTATAGCCCACCTGCTTCCAGCCTCTTCCTCCCCGGCACACCGGAGAAGTATGCCATTTGCGGATGTCCGCCGATGACACCTCACGCCCCTCCGGGGTAGCCGTACAGTGAATTACCAGATACTTCAACTTTGCCATGCCTACGCCTCCTGTTTTGCCTGACTGACGGTTATCTTCACGGTCCTGGCCTTGTCGGAGTCCAGCGTCAGGGTGACAGCCCCGCTCTTGTCCTTTCCCGTCGTATTGGCTGCGGCAGAGATACGGATACCGTTATCCGTCGGGGACACGGTAAAGCCCGCAGGGGATGCGCTCACGCTGTACTCGCCGGATGCGGTCACGGCAACATCCTGGCTGCCGCCTTCCGGCTTGATGGTCACCGCGGTCGGAACGGCAGACAGCTTTTTCTCCGCGGGCTTGAACACCGGATTCGGACGTTTGTCCAGCACCACCACCTCCTCACCAAACGCGATGTTCGTATCGGCCTTCATCAGCATCTTGAAGAAGTACAGTTCGCTGGCATTCGAGATTTTATCAATCTGAATCACGTCCTGGTCGTCCTGCAGGTTCACCGCCGCAAACAGGTTACCGCCGGCATCGGGCGAACAAAGGGTGCAGACAATCAGGTCATCGGGCCAGGCGGCAAGGGTCTCGATGGTAATGCCCTTGTAGCGGCGGGCATTCACGTCGGTTTCGCTTGCATTCTTGGCCTCGCGCTGGGTCAGTTCGTCGTCATACTTGTCAAAGTCGTTCACGCTCATCAGAATGCGAAGGTCCGGGTTGTTGCGGATAGCTACGGGAATCTTCACGCGCAGAGCCTTCAGGCGGCCCAGCATGGTCGATTCCGCACTGTCCACCACAATAACCTCGGTGTCCTTGGCCATTTGGGTCAGAATGCCGTTGAACAGGTGGTCATCGTCATCCCCATATTCGCCGTTCACATAGTGGTCACCCAGTTCAAATTGCACCTGTTTGGCCAGCTCGGCAAGCAGGGCGTTCTGCGCTTCGGGCGGAAGTTCCGAGAATACCAGGTTGCCCTTCGGCTGCCACTTGCGCCAGATGTTCTCGAACGTGCGGGGGTTAAATACCGTAAAGGCCATGAAGTCCACCGGATCAAGACTCTTTTCGTCGTAGTTGAAGTTTCCTTTCGAATCCTCCACACCGGGGTTCTCCTTGCGCTTCTGAAGCATCTTGCCGGTCTTCAGGCGCGGAAGGCTGATTTTCTTTTCCACACCGGGAATCACCATAATCAGCCCCTTTTCCACAATCTCATTGCTCGTTGCGGCAAGCGTCAGCAACTGCTCCAGTACCTCGCCGCTGTAATTCGTGTTTCTTACAATTATTGCCATATCTCAATCACTTTTTACGTTTGTCCTTGATTTCACGCATACGCCTGTTCCAGGGGCTTTCTTCACCGTCCGGTTCCAGGTGCAGGTCTTCCATCACACGGCGCTTCACCGGCAGTTGGGCCAGGGCCTTTTCGCCGTTCTCACGGTCATTGGCCAAAAGGTTTTCGTAGATGGGTCGGGTGGTTGCATCGATGCGGCCGTCCTTCTCTGCCGCGTCAAGCAACTGCTTGCGGGCGGCAATGTCATCGGCAGCGGCCTTGTCCTCGTAGGTCTTCACCTTTGCTTTCAGGTCGGTGTTCTCCCGCGTGAGGCCGGGAACCTTTCCCGCCTCTTCCTCCAGCTGGTCCATCATGCGGAACACATCCGCATCACTCGCGCAGTCCTTGAAGCGCGGGCGTTTCTTTACATCTTCCAGATTCATGTCTTCTCTGTTTTTTTGTGGCTCAACGAGCCGGTTATTGAATAAAGTATATATCTGTGCCGGTGTGCTGTCCTCCGGCACGGGGTCTGCATCATAGATGCCGTCTATGAAACCAAGGTCCAAAGCTTCCTGTGCGGTCAGCCAGTGGTCTTCACCGTCAAAATAGGTTTGCCTGATCGTGTCCGGGTCCAGTCCCAGACGTTCGGAGTAAATCTCACTCAGGCTGCTTTCCAGACTTTCTATCTCTTCCATGCACCGCTGCAGGTCCTGTTTGTTGCCGTAGCATCCGCCGCTCACACTGTGCAGCATCAGCCGGGCATACCGGCTCATCTCCACCGGCTTGCCGCAAAGGGCTATCACACTGGCCATGCTGGCGGCTATGCCATCCACATAGATGCGGATGTCGGCCTTGCTCTGGCGCAGGGCGTTGAATATCGCAATACCGCTGTACACTTCCCCGCCGTTGCTGTTTATGCGTATATGGATGCGCCGGCTCACCCGCTCGGCTTCCATCAGTTCCTGTGCTATGCGCCCGCTTTGCACCTCGGTATAGTCCCCGATGTCCCCGTACAGGAATATCGTGCTGATACCGTCATCGCTTGTTGTAATATTGAAAAATCTGCTCATCGTCATGTCTTTACCTGCGGTTTCCCCGCGTTTCGATGGTGCGAAAATAGGACATTCCCATGGCACGGGGAAACCGCGTTTTTATCATGCCGGTTTCCGGTGTTATCATGCCGCTGCAACCCGGCATCATGCGCGCAGCCTTTTACAAAGACCGCTTTTTGATGCAATTTTGTAACGTGATTTACAATTAAAAAGGACGATTTATGGCAGATTTGACGAATGCCCAGAAAAAGGAATGGGCAAAGACTTTGTACCTCAAGGAAAACCTCACACAGCAGGAAATTGCCGACCGTGTGGGCGTGTCGCGGGTGTCCGTATCCAATTGGGTTCGGGCCGGGAAGTGGGAGGAACAGAAGGTAGGGCTTACGCTCACAAGGCAGGAACAGGTGGCTAACCTCTACCGCCAAGTGGCCGAAATAAACAAGGCCATCGCCGAACGGCCCGAGGGGGAACGGTTCCCTTCATCCAAGGAGGCGGACATCCTCGGAAAACTGTCGGCGGCCATACGCAACATGGAGCAGGAAGTGGGCATTGCCGACATCATCAGTGTTTTAACCGGACTCATCGACTGGGTACGGGCGGCCGACCTTGAAAAGGCAAAGGAAATCACCCGGCTGGCCGATGCGTACATTAAAGACAAATTATAAAGGGATACACAATGAAACAGACTGACAGACTCGCTCTACTTGATTGGGAGAAGTACAAAGAAGACATCGCAAGGGCTACACCAGTCGACCGGAACATGACGGCAGCCGAACGGGAAAAACACCGGGAATATCTTGAGAAACATCCTATAGAATGGATAAGGTTCTTTTTCCCGAATTATGCCAAATCTGAATTCGCCGATTTCCAGAAAAAGGCTATCCGGCGGATCATTGCACACGATGAATGGTTCGAGGTTCTGTCCTGGAGCCGTGAGCTGGCCAAATCCACAGTCACCATGTTCATCGTCATGTATCTCACGCTTACCGGACGCAAAAAGAATGTTATACTGACCTCCAACAGCAAGGACAATGCGGTGCGCCTGCTCGATCCCTACCGGGCAAATCTCGAAGCCAACGGGCGCATCATGGCATACTACGGCAAACAGGAAATGCCGGGTTCATGGACGGAGGACGAATTCACCACCAAAGGGAAGGTTTCGTTCCGGGCACTGGGTGCCGGGCAGTCGCCGCGTGGTTCGCGTAACGAGGCCATACGTCCTGACGTGCTGCTGGTCGATGACTTTGATACGGACGAGGACACCAAGAATCCGGACATCATCCAGAAGCGCTGGGACTGGTGGGAAAATGCGCTGTACCCCACACGTTCCATTTCCGAACCTACACTGGTCATCTTCTGCGGAAACATCATCGCCAAGGACTGCTGCGTGGTGAGGGCGGGCGAAATGGC